TTTCCTACATTTGGAAGTCCTACAATTCCTATTTTCATATTATATCCTTCTTTCTATATTTGCTTGAATAAAACCTTGACTACTCAAGGTTTTTATCTTTAATTCCATTTGTCCATAATATTTTCTTGATATTCCTTATACTTACACATAAATTCTTTTCTTAATTCATCTGTTAAATCTCCTATTTTGCATCCTAACTTCTGTCTTGAGCCTGTATATATTTTAGTAGTTTTTATTACAGACGGTCTTTTTAGTCCGATGCATTTGGCAGTTTCTTCATTTATTTCAACATCATATTTTCCACACGAAGCTGATGAAGAAATTATAGCATAATTAATATCAACAAATTCTAGACCGTTGTCTCCATCATCTCCAATGACAAGCACCGGTCTAATCTTTTCTAAATTATCACTTGGCTTTGTCGCCTTATATGTCCAGATTTCTCCTATCACTAATCCCATTCCTCCATTTCTGGCTGGAATACTTCATTTATGAAATAGTTTGAAATACTTTCCTTTGATATGGTTTTATCGCTTCTTTCATCTGGATCTAAGCCGCTTCTAGCCATTATCCAAGGCTCTTGTTCGTGACTTAATTTTTCTAAATATTTTGAATCATATTTTGCAAAGTTATTTATTACGTAGTTTAGTACATCTTCTGCTTCTTTATCTAGTTCTTCTACTTCATAATTAATATCTATGCAATTATATTGATAAGAGCTAAACATGTTATATACATTTCTTACAACTGGGCCATGAACCCATCCTTCTATTTCTTCCTTAAATAAAGGTCTATCATAAAAGGCATATGAATATCCTTGTGCTAAATATAATAATTTTTGAAGTTTTAAAGGTTCTGGGTGTATCTTATTTATAATCCATTTTGCAATTGTTAATGCGTCGTAGACTTTTTTCATACTACTACCTCCCTTTTTATTATATGTAACCTTTTAGAATTATATCATATTTTTATGTAAATTTCAATTCTAATTACACATCGTATCCTACCAACACAATTCTATCATAATCAATTGTTTTGTCAAGTGAAAATATTGATTTTCTAGCTTTCAACGTATAAATAATTAAGAACTCAAACCTTAAATTTAAGTTCTTAATTTTATTATTTGAATAATTTACTAAACGTATTCTTTCCAACTATTCCATCTTGTGATAATCCATTTCTTTTTTGAAATTCTCGTACCGCACTTTCTGTTGCGGGTCCGAATATTCCGTCTGCATTAATGTTAAATAATTTGCAAATAAGCATTGATTGAATTAACCATGTGATGTTTCCTTCTGCACCTCTTCGAACATTTATGCAGGCATTGTAAGTGTTAGTTCCAAATATTCCATCGACTGCTAGTTTACTTCCAAACTGTTTATTTAATTCTGTTTGTAATCCCTTCACCAATGCCTTCTTCGTCTCGTTTCCATAAATATTATCTACTGAAATATTTAAGCCATATTTTTCATTTAAAGAAGTTTGTATTATAGCTATTTTTCCCTTTTCTTTGCTTGGTTTTGATTCTCCTGTTTCATTTGCTATTTGATCAAATGGAAATTTGTCGCCTGGACAACTTGTTACACAAACATCTTTATGTTTTTGCACTGTTGATATCTTGTACTTATTCTTTAAGTATGCAACTAATTCTTTTAACGCTTGTTTTTGTACATCTCCCATTGTTTCATTTTCAAAGTTGCCTTCAGCACAAATTCCAATACTATCTGTATTAGATCCATAAGCATGAGCTCCAATAGCCTCTTCTCTTCTTCCTCTGTATATAGAGCCATCTTTTCTTACAAAAAAATGATATCCAATGCATGTCCAGCCTTTATTTTTATGCCATCTATCTACATCATCTACTGAGCAATTTGACACTGCAGCATGATGTAATATAATTCTATTAGTTGTATTTCTATTACTTAATCCTCCATTCAACGAGTAAGTCCTTTCAATTATATTCATACTATTTTTCCTCCTTTTCAGCTATGGCTTTTTGTCCTAATAAGTATGTACCTATTACTCCTTGTACAACTGCTATAATTTGTACTATTTGTATTGCGTAAGGTATTGTTATTCCTTCTACTGCATTAATTCCTGCTACTAATGCACTCACTATTGCTAATATGTTTGTCGCATATTTTGCTATTTTTTTTATTTTTCCCATAAAAATCACTCCTTCATATTTTTTAAATCTCTAATATCATGTTCTGCTTCTGTCATTCTTCCTTCTAGCTTAAAAGTCCTTTCTATTACTGTATTGTGTTTATTTACCTTTTCTTCCAACTGTTGCAATCTATAATTTGTCAATTTGCTTGTTACTAATATGCCCCCTATTGTACCTACACAAGTTCCAAGAAAGCCTATTATTGCTACTAGTACTGTGCTATCCAAATTCTCACCTCCCTAAATTTGGCTATTTTTTTATCTATTTGTATGTCATATATCCTTCTACTAATAATATTACAGAAGGGCAATAAGCTGTTCTTGATACCTTTTCTGCTTTAGACCATGATGAATTACATGCTTCTGATGGCTCTATCATTATTTGATATACACCCTCTTTGGTTTTTCCATTTGATTGAAATATTGTTTTAATATCATTAGATTCAAACGATTCAGTATCGTGTTTTGCATCACTTGGTGCTGTTGCTGTCCATCCATCAATCCCTAAGGCTCCAGTTATTTCTTCATAAGTATAATTGCTTGGCATTGAAAATCCACTGTCTACATCTTCTGTAACTAAACTATTATTTAGATTTTTTGCTTTATACAATTTCAATTTACGTACATAGCCCCAGGTTGCAGATATATCTAATCCACTCCATTTAACAGGAGTATGATAACCTACCACTTTTGCACTAGTTATCTCAAAACCTTTTGGAATTGATATATTAATAAATAACTTTTGTTTCATATCAGCATAAGAACTATAATCTGCATAATATCCTAATATATTTGCAGTATTTCCCGCTTCTCGTGGTTTGGCTTCTTGTATATATGTTGTCATTAATCCGTTTTCGCCAACAATCTTAGCTCCATTAAACAGATTAACATTTCCATATTCATCTACTTTGAAATTCTTTGTGTCAAGGATTCCTTTAGTTAGATCAATGTTCATGCCTTTTTGATCTTGTATATAATTATTAGATGATATATTACCTGTTTTTATATGTTCTCCTGCAATTGTAGTAGAACTAGTTGGATCTGCTAAATCTGCAAATTTTGCAAAGCCTTTTGTTATAGTAACTACTTGCCCTTCTAAAACAGTAGTTTTTGTTCCTCCCAGCTCATCAACGATTGCATTTGCTACAGTGTTATCTGTATATTTTAAATTATTTATAAAGTCTTGTTCTTGATAAGGTTGCCCCTCTTTCTTACTTATTTGACATATATATATTTCATTGTCTTTTATCCATAAATCTCCATTATCATAAGGCGGTGTTGGCTGTACTACAAATATTCTTCTCTTTCCATCTGCTGTATCTTGTGCTGCATTTGCTATTGCTAACGCTTCTGTTGTATCTTTATCAGTTATTTTAGTCCATTTATATGTATTATTTTCTTTTTCAAATATATATGAATAACCAGTTTCTTTATCATAATACATATCTCCTGTGTGACTTTTTATTTCTTCTTCGTTCCAGTCTTTTGCAGGACTATTTTCTAAGGTTGGCTCACCATTCATATACCATGTTGCTATCTTTCCATCTATTTGATTGCTCATACTTTTCATAGCATTTTTATACGTTGTATTTACGAATGTATTTAAATTACTTAATACCTCGTTTGCTTTTGTATCATCCGTATATTTAGTAGCTATTATAAAATCTGTTTCTTCAAATGTGCCACTTTCTTTGCTTACGTTACATACATACAAGTCCTTATCTTTTAAATACAGGTCGCCCTCGTTATAGGGTGGACTTGGTATTTCTGTAAATATCGTTCTCTTTCCATCTGCTGTATCTTGTGCTGTACTTGCTACTCTCAAAGCTTCAGTTACATCACTATCAACTATTTTAGTCCATAGGTATGTAGTATCTTGTTTAGCAAATCTATAGCAATAGCCTGTTGTGTTATCATAATATAAGTCTCCTAAATGTGCATCATACCCGCTCTCTTGCCATTCATTTGCAGGATAATTTTCGAGGCTTGGTTCTCCGTCTTGAAACCACGTAGTTATGCTTCCGTCTATTTGGTTTTGTAATTTAGTTACATTTTCAGTAGTAGCAGTGATAAACTGATTTAGCTCATTATTAATCTTTATTAATGACCTTAATTGAGTTTCAACATTTTTCTTTAGTCCTGCTAAAGAAGCAAGATCATATTTTCTTTCTATATCTTGTGCTGTTCTTACTCCATTACAATCTTGTTTATTCGTAAACTTCTACCTCCCTTCTCAATAAAAAAGTAAGGTTACCTACCAAGTAACCCTACCATTCTTATAAACTGTAAATCCTTGTAATTTTTCAAATACTTTTTGCATTTCTTCCTGTGAATAATCTAAAGTTTTTACATAATTATATAATTTTGTCCTTTCTGCATTATTTAGTTTGTATTGCGTTCCTAGTAACAACAGTTTTTGCTCATAACTTATATTCATACTGTTTACATATTCATACGTTTTTCGCTTTGCACTTCCTGCTACAGTTTTTCCACTTGTTGTTCCATTATCTTTTTTCTCAGATTTAAAGTCTTGTTGTAAATATTTCATGTATTCATCTATATCAATTCCGCTTTTTTTCAATAATGGATATGTTGTATTTGTTGAAGAAAGAATATAGTTTTCATATATTGCAGATTTCTCTTTTGATGAATAGTTTGAATTTAGAAGTATTTCTAGCTTATCCTTATCTTTCAAGCTTTGAGTCTTAGTAAGTTTTCCTTCTTTTCTTTTACTCTGTGTTTCTTTATATACCTTCTGTTTATAATCTGCATAAGTATCTACGGAAAGTCCTCCTTTTAATTCATCGTCATCAAGTTTTTGCCATTCGCCTTTTCCATCTTTATAATAGTTTTCTCCTCCTGCTTTATATGAATTTTTAGTTTTAATTCCAGTATTATAGTTGCTTAATCCTTTTTCTGCTAATGTATTGATTTTTTCTTGAATTTCTCTAACTTTTGCTGTTTTTTCTTTATTAGAAATATTACTCATTTGTATTTTTCTTTTTTCTTTATATAGGTCTCCCATTTCTTTTGAAACGCTATTCAAATATTTTAATTGTAATTGATCCTCATCTGTTGCAAAAGAATCATTCGCGATTTGGGTCTGTTTTTCTAATGTTTCATAGAATTTTCCAGGGTATTTATTTTTAAATACACTGTCTGCTGTAAATTTATCAACTATAACATTTTTCTTTGCCTGTGGAGTTATTGCTGGTAAAAGTATATCTCCTATTCCTCCACTATATTGATCTAATAAATAATTTATCTTTTTAGGACTTAAATTAAGTTTCTCTCCTAACCATTTACTTAAATTATCTGTTGTTTCATCATATTGGTTTTTAGGTAGTTCTTTTTGTAATCTACTTGATACTAAGTCTCCACCATACCATGTCTTATTGTTTTTTACAGCTATTACTGGTGCTAATATATTGTCTTCTAAAGGATTGTTTGGTGCAATTTGATTAACTACAGTATCTTTAAAGCCCTTCCATGAGTCTTTTTCTCCTTCTGCAGTTTCTAATGTTCTTCTTGCTGCAGATCCAAATATACTTAAAACTCTTCCTTTTGGTATTTTTGCAAAATTGCCGTCAGCCTTTTTAAATAGATAGTATTCATCTTTTATATAATCTGATAATTTTTTATACTCATCATCATCTTTTAATAGTATATGATTTAATACTGCTGGTGCAACTCCCATTACTGTTGCTTTTACTAATAAATTAACATATCCTTTTGCTCCGTTCTCCCTAGAAAAGTTTCTAAACTGTTTATCTAATCCTTGTATAGAGGCATTTAGAAAATTGGCTCCATTCCTATTTATTGCTTTAGTAATGTCTCCGCCTCTTTTAAAGTTGGTTGTTATCTCTGCTGCATTATATAGTGCTTCGTTTAAGCTTTTGCCGTCTTCTAAAGTAGAAATAAATTCAGAAAGCCTTGGTAATTGTTCAACTATTTCGTTTGTACTTCTTATTTTTTCTATAATTTTATTTCCTTTCTTCTTTACTCCTTTGTCATATTCAAAATATGTGTTATTCATTCCTCCATTAGCCATATACGATTCATAATACTTACCTTTTGTAACAATTTCATTAAGTGCTTTTCCGTAATTCTTAAAGAATTTTTTAGAATATTTAGAATTGAATGCTCCATCTTGAATATCTTTAAAGAAGTTTGTTACTATAAACAGAGGATTGTCTGAAGTTAGCAGACTTCTGTGTAGATTAGTAACTTTTTGCAATGCTTTTACAGGAAGTGTTGATTCAAGTTTGCTCCTTTCACTTGGTCTTAAAGATTCATATAGTTTATCATTTATCTTTAATTTTTGTAGTTTTCCATCCTCAAAATATGTATAATATTTATTTCCTTTTTGATCTGTATCTACTAATGTGTCTAATTCGAACAATAACGATGGGGCTACCTCTACATCTATATTCTCATCTACTTTTGCATTTACTAATGTTTTAGCTAATTCTTGTCCTAGTTTATTTTGATTTATAAGTCTTTTTATTCTAATAGCTTGTCCTGCTAGCCCATCTTTTAGTGGCTGAATGTCTGTACTTCCACCTTTTAATCTTTTTAATGGTCCTGCTGCTCCTGTTTTCTCGTTATCTCCAACATAAGAATTGCCATCGAAATTTCTTGAAATTGGTATATAGTTAGGGTACATTGTTTCTATATAATCAATAGTATCTTGTGTTATCATTCCAGCATCTTTTAAATTCAATAAATTATTATGATTAAATTCTTTTATTTCTTTTGCATATTTTTTAAATTCTGGATGCTTTTGTTCTAGTTCTAATGCTATTGCAGAAGATTCTGTAGGTCCTATATCTCTTCCTATAATATATTTTCCTCTTTCACTTGTATTTGCATTATGCATATTGACTAAATAATCGCTAAATTCTTTAGTTAGTTTGGCTTCTTCTATTGGCTTCCATATATCATTGATAGATTTACCTATTTTCTTTCCATTATTATCTGTTTGTGCAACACCAATAACATATTGTCCTTCTGCAAAAGAATTTAAATTTCTATCATATATAAATTTAAGTTCTGGATTCTTTGCATCTTCTGATAGTTTATCTATATAGTGTCCTTTATTTACAAATTTTTGTGCTAAAATATCTAAACTGTCTCCAAATTTATATTTATCACTAGCATATTTTTCTAGTATTTTAGCCTTTTCTTTTTTAGTTAGTACTTCTGTTTTACCTTCTTTTTCGTATATTTTATTTAATACAGAAAGATCGTCATCTGTTAAATTATAATTATTTTGAATATTTTCATTTTTTACAGGTGCTAGTTTTACATCTTTTATTGCTTCTCCTCTTCCAGTATTTTTATAGTTCTTGTTTAGATATTCTTGCCATGAACTATTATTTTGTATTGAATATCTAATATCTGGGTTGTTTGTTGGATTAGTATTATCTACATTTTTTATTTGATTAGAATTAAATGCAACATAAGTTCCACTTAAAGAAATACCATCATATCCGTTATCCATTAAATATTTGCGAAGTTTAGTTCCATCAAATTTATTTCTATTTTCCATTTTTAAATTATCTATATTATAATTTGGATTTATTCTTTTGACTGTTTCTTCAAATGTCATATTGTTTTTTAATGTAAATGGATTAGTAATATTTAGATAAGATTTATACACATTGCCTTTAGAATGTGCATAACTAGATGCTCTATCATAATTGTCTGTAAAATAAAAACCATCTCCCATTGTTGATATTTTTGATTTATCTATATCAAATATGGTAAACCAATATTCTTTTGGTACTCCAGAATTTGCTTCTGTTCCATGATATACTTCTAATAAATTACCATTTTCATCTCTTACTTTACTATCTTTAAAATATTCTTGTTGCTCTTTTGTTAAAGTCCTACCTTTATTATCTTGTTTAGACAAATTAAAAGAATCTGAATTTTTTTCAGATTCTTGCATAGAATATTTAGTGGTATTGACATCATCTTTAATTGGTGCTATACTATTATTAGAATTAGTCAACGATGTAGAGAAAGCATTAGCTGATGTACTACGATTTTGACTAATTCTTTTTATTTTTGTTACGTCATAAAATGTTTTTTTATTTCCATCTTTAGCAATATTTATTAGGCCTTCAAATTTAACCCCATTTACTTCAAATACAGTTTTATAGTAGTCCCATCCATCTTTAGCAAAACTATGTCTTCCATCATCTTTAGAACTATACTGATATTCTGATATATTTAAAAGATTATCTAATTCAGTAGAAGCTTTTATCTTTGACTCTCTCGTAGATTGTGGCAATTTGTTTTTAGGATGAGTATATTCATTTGCTGTTTTTGAAGTAACTTTTATATTGCTTTCATTAAAATTAATACCATTTTCTCTAAAATTATCTAGTATATATCTCCTAGCTATCTTGATTTGCTCATTTATATTCTTCCCTTCAAATATATCTTGATTTGTATCAACTTTTACATATTTGTTTCCATCTGCTGTTGTTTGTATACTAAATCTAGAAGTTTGATTATTTGTATTTTGATATTCTTGTTTAAATGCATTTTCAAATTTATTTTTTACATCTGCCCAATATATTTTTTCACTTTTATATCCTAGCTTTCCGTTTAATTTATTAAACTTATCTACTACCCAGTCATATATCTTTTGTCCTAATGTTCTGTTTTGCATTGTAAGATTATTTATAAAATCCTGATCTCCTAGCTTGTTTCCTAAAATATCTGCTACCGCTTCATTGTCTACTAGCTCGTTAAAATCAGCACTGTTTTTATCATACATTTTTGAATATGTTTCTGCTAATGATTTTCTTGCTTCTTCAAATCCGTTTTTAGTTTTATCATATTTTAGAATAATATCTTTTATTTGATTGTATTGTTCTGTGCCTTCTATATCATGTGTTAATTCGTGTATTGCTATATTTTGTAAAGTTTTATTAGTATCTGCATTCGGATTTATTATTACTTCTCTTGTTACATTACCATTTTCATCTGTTTTAATTCTCCATAATGCGTTTTGGTTAGTATTTGTAAATGCATTAGAATCATAGCTAGCTTTTATTCCTCTTTCATTTGTTATTCTTGCTATACTTCTTACAGTTTCGTTATTTGTGTCTATATTATTCTTTTTTGCAGACTCCAAATAATCTAAATCTTTTATTGGAGCAATTTTATTATCTACATCTGTTTTTGAAACTAAATCTGCAAGCTCGCCTTCTTTAAAAGTTCCTGTTTTTTTAGCTCTTTCCAATATGTCTTTTATTGTTTTCTTATCTTTAGTACTCATATTAGAAAGTTCTACATCATCTATACTTCCCCCACCTAAGCCTACTAAATTTAATGCTATTGTTGTTAATCCAGTCATTTTGGCAGTTTCTGTAGCTTCTTCCCAACGTTGTTTTAAATCTGGCATATCCTTGTTGTTTATTACTTTATCTATTACATAACCTGCTTCATTTTCTAATTGTTCTTCTCCCATCTCGCCTAGTATTTGATAGCCTTTATATAATAAATTTTGTCCTATTTTGCTCTTAACATTTCCTTTTATTGCTCTACCTATAGCATTATCTAATCCACCTTTGGCAATTAAATTGCCACCAGTTATTTTTTCTGTTAATGCAGAGGCCGTACCTTTTAGCACACCTGTTCTTACAGCTTTATCTATATTGTTTCTATCGCTGTTTAATGTTTCCATTGCTGAGCCACCTGCATTTTGTACTGCACTTGCATATATTCCTGAACCAGGTGCGATTATATTGGATATCATAGCAGGAACCATTTCACCTATCGAGCTACTAACCCCTGCTGCTGTTTTTACTTTACTGTTTTCTATTTGAGATACTGTTTTACTATGCATTGCTGTTCTATCATCTAGATCTTCTGCTTTATCTAGTAATTTATTCTTTGCTCTATTTGCAAAACTAGGCATGTCCTTTAATCTATTTGCTGTAGCATTTGGTTTATCTTTCAATATTTCGTCTTGCATCCAATTAATTTTTTTATCTTGTTCATCAAAAGTTCTTGCTCCAAGAATATTAAGTGCATTTATACTTTTTGCAACTCCAGATTTTATTCCTTCTGGAATACCATTTAAAATTGCACCAATTGCACTAGCTTTATTACCATTTTTTAAGTCTTGATTTATTTCTGTAGCTTTTTGCTGTGCCTTTACATCAGAGCGTGTAACTTTTTGTGTCTCTCCTATTTGGGAATTTGATTTTATTGCTTCATTACTAACTGGTGCTATGTTTTTTAGTTTATCTGTTACAGTTTGAACTTTATTTGTTTGAGTTGTTGGTCCATACGTGCTTACATTTTCTACTTGTTTTTTTACTTGTTGCTCTTTTTCTAGTTTTTGTTGTTCTGCTATTCTTTTTTGCTCTTCTTCTTTCTCTTTTTTTCTCTTTTTTAGTGTTTCATAATAGCTTCCATTTATAATAGAATCTGCTATTGATGTCTTCTTTGAAGAATACTTTATTCCTACTGTATTATTGTTGCCGTATGTTCCTTTTATAATAGAATCTGCTATTGACATATTTTCTCTCCTATATTCCAAATTTACTGCATAATATTTTTACGTCGTTTTCATTAATTCTTCCATCTTTATAAGCAATACTAATAGTGTTTGCTATATTAATTGAATTTGCTAATGTTTTTGATGCGACTGCTTTTGCTCTTCCTACTACTCCTGATCCCTTTGCATTTTTCATTGAATTAAACTTATCATATATTGTTTTGGCATTTTCACTTAAGCTTCCATTGCCTAACTCCACTGAATCCCCAGAGCCTACTGAATATGTTCCTGCACTTTTTGCTGATCTTCTTTCTTGGGCCAATGCTAATTGATAATCTCTTTCTGCTTGTTTTTCTTTTAATAAATATTCTTTCTTCCACTGTTCTCTTTGTTGCCTATTTTGTTCTTTCTGTTCATTAAATTCTTGTAACCAACGATTTGCCTCTTCTACAGCTTTATCTATATCTCTTTGCATATCTATTTCCCTGTTTATTTGTGCTAATACATTTTGATATCTGTTGTAATATGTTTCATCTATTTGTTGTAGTTCTGATTGTTTTTGTTGTATTAATGTATTTTTATATTGGAAACCTTGCAGCCCTAATTCTAACTGCTTCTGTAATGAGTTATATGCTATTTCTGCTAATGCACTGTTGTTAGCTAATTGAGCATCTTTTCTTGCATTATCATAGTTTAGGACTGCATTATTATAGCTCTCTTTTGCACTTGCATATCTATTTTGATATGTGTTCCACATGCTAACTCTTGAGCTTTCACTATATCCACTATTAGTTAGCCCGTTAGCAGCCATTTTTTCTGCATCTACACTAAATGGATCTACTTGTTTCTTATAGTCTACATAGCTTGCTCTTTGTTCTTTTTCATAGTCCTTTCTAGCTTTGTCTTTCTGTTGCTCTATTTTTTCAATTGCAAGATCATTTTGCTTTTGTTGAATTTCAGACTGTTTATCAGCCCATTCTTTTGAAGCATTAATTTGATCTTGATAAAATCTGTCCGAATTATTTATCATGTCATTGTAAGTATTAGTTGCCTCATTAATTCTTTGATTTTTTTCATTTTCTACGTTTTTAAATCTTTCGTCTTCATAATTAACAGCATATTTATCTGCCATAATTTCCTCCTATCTTTTTATGTAGCTTCCTATGTAGCTTTCTAATGTACAAGAAAAAAGCTCAAACGATTTGTTTGAACTAAATTTTAATTGTATACTTTTCCATTTCTTTTTCTTGATTCTATTTACTGCATATCCTGTTGCATTTTTATGCGTAGCAATTTTCTCAAACTGTTCCTTATTCGTCTTACAAAAGACATCTATTTCTTCGCCTATAACATCTGCTACACAGCCTCTTTTATTTGTAGTTTTTTGCATTTGTGGATACTTAAACTCATCTTCACAAGTTGTCCAATAAGATGATGGTTTTGACAATAATATAATGTCTTTTATTTCTTCTGTTGCCTTATACTGTATTGTAATAGGTTCTTTTGCTAGATATGCTTTTAAATCTGCAACTGTTTTTACTTTTGGAATCTTTATATTAATATTTGTATCTATTAAAATTCCATAAGTTTCTCCTGACAAATCTTTTGAAAATTCATCTGTTATTGTACAGAATATATTTGTTTCGTTATCAGCCATGTTTTTCGGTTTAGCAGTGTAAAATACGTTAGAGTGTGTTGTATTCACATTCCATTCTTCTGTACCATTTAAAACTAATTTATCTACTCTTTTCATTACTTTTGCTATATTTTTATTAGTATCTATATATAATCTATCTGTGATATCGTTTCTAACTGATTTAAGCTCTTCTTCTAAGAATACAAAATATCTTTTATTGTTTATAATTGTTTGATACTCTCCTGATGAAATTTTATTTTCTATATTGCTCTTATTCTTTATACTAGGCTTTTTATATATGTAGTTATATTTGATGTCTATTTCTGATGTGCTTTCTATATGGTTTACTCCGTCATATAGTTTCATACTTTCTATCTTATCCCAAGCTTCTTGCTGTGCTTCGGTATAAGGTACTATTTCTTCTGTTGTTAGTTCGTATTCTACTGTTATTGGATTAGATTGTAACCATGTTTTAAGTTCCGCGACTGTTGTTGCTTTGGATTTATCTATAAATATTACAAATTGTTTTTGTATGCCAGATGAAGTCGACCATCTGAAATGTTCTGTATCTGAATCAGCAGATGACAATCTAAAATGGCTACAAAGTGAAATTCCATTATATTTAGAAGGTTTTTCTAAATTTATATAAAACCTTTCTACATTAGTTAAAGAAACTGTCCAAATAGCCCAATATTCATACTTGCCTCCGTCTAACACGACCTGTTTTCTCTTATGATGTATTCCATCGTCTGCCAAATAAGAGCCTTCGTATAATTTTTGTCCTTCACTTAATGGAAAATCTACTTTTTGTTCTTGATATGGTTTGTATGATGTTGCCATTGTTTTTTGTTCTATTTGAATGTCTGCAAATTTAAATGTATCGTTTTCTCCTAAATTATAGGTAGTGCTTGCATAAAAAATTAACTTTTTAGTAGGTTTTTCCAACGTAAAAGTAAAACTGCTTCTTACATTTCTGTTTAAATATCCTAAATTTTTATTATTTGTTGCATCCAAAACTAAACATTGAGTTCTATCTGTATCACTACTTGTTGCAAGTGCTGACAATGTATATGTTCCCGCGGTTAATTCATTGATTTTTACTTCTGCCATTCTCGTACCTGATATATCCTTTTTATTATACAAATTCTCTCCTATATCTTTTATCTTTAATGAATTATATGGTACATAATCTGTTGCTACTGTGTCTTCTTCTAACTGAATTTCATCAAATATTGTTGTATATGTTGTTTCTAATGTGCTATTATTTCCACTTAAACTTATTCCAATCTTTTCGTAATCACTTGAATTAAATGAAAGTTCAAATTTAATTTCTGCAGCATATTGGCGATAGATTATATTTGACAAAGTATTATTTTTATAGCCTTTAACAATTATCATTGCATTACCTGCTGTTGAAGAGACTATTTTTCCACTTACAACATAATTTGTGTTTGCTTTCAAATTAGGAATATCTATACATTTTGCAGCCCATTGTGCATAATTTGCTGTTGATTGTATTCTTCCATCTTCCAGTAAAGTAACAGTATTTGTTTTACCATTGTCCCAAGTTGCTTCTGTCATATTGCTTTTATTAAATTTATTCTTTCCTTCAATATTTTCTATTTCACTAGGATAATCTGGACTTGGACTTGCTCCTCCTGCTTCAAAAGTTAAATCTGTTTCAGTTGAGTTTAAAAGCATTGGATAAAATGTAACATTATTTACTGTTTCTCCTTGAAGAATTACTACATAAAGATGAACATTTGTAGCACCTTCTGGAATGGTAAAACTACTATCTGAACTTATATATCTTATTGTTCCGTCAGCTTTCTTATAAGAGCCTCTTATTGCCTTTTTTGTATATGCATTATTTTCTCCTACTAATTTATAAGAACCTGCTACAATAGCATAATTATCTGGATTTGTAATAGAAAATTGTGCATTAGCAGTTGCTGTTCCGTTTGCTGTTATACTTCTGTCTTTATTTACAGTAAAAGTTATTCCATTTGTTGTTTTGGAATTGCCATTATAATAGTTGTAAGGTAATTTATTCTTTCCACTTCTTGTAACTTGACTTGTTGAGCCTTTTACTTTTATCTCTAATCCTTTATTGTTTTCTCCATCTTCTATTAGTATTTCTTTTCCTGTTACTGTTTTATAACTTTCTGCTCCTGTTTCTTGTTTAGTTACTCCATCTATAAAATATCTTTCTTCTTCATCTTTTTCCATTGATATTTCTTTATTGTTTTCAGAAGCTTTACCTATTTTAAATATTCCTTGTTTACTTCCTAACCAAAGTTCTCCATTATATACTACTGCACATGTAGGTTCTATATCTATGTTCCAATAAAACCACTCATATTCATTATGATTTTCATTAGTAAACATTGCTCTACTGTCTGCTAGATATATTTTATCTTTTATAATAACTAATAAATAGCCTTCATATTCTACTAAAATCATATCTTTATAATTTTCTTCTTGTAATAATTTACTATCTACTAAAGAACTTCTATGGCTTATAACTTGTTCTGTTGTTATATCTCCACTTATTCCTTCCATTCCTCTATTGGAGAAATAAACTATATCATCATTAAAATTTATTGCTGCTCCTATACATCCTGTAGAGATGCTTGAATGTTCACTTGGATAAACTTTTCCTGCTTCACTGTCTATTGTAGGATTATGATAAAATATAGCTGTGTTTGCCTGGCTAGGTTCTTTTATTACCCATAACGCGTTATTACCTGCCACCATGCCTCTTACTGGGCTTATGTCCGCTCCTTCATTATAATAATCTAAGTCGCTACAATATTTGGGTTCATCTAGCATTGTATGAAATACTGTATTAGGATAATCTTGATTACCACTAAAGAACACTCTGTTATCAAATACTTCTAAAATTGTGCATTTGTTTATTTTATCTCTATTACCTGGTATAGTTTTACTAAAACGTATTATTACATTGTCTTGTCCATCTGTTAATGGTTTCTCTGGTGCCGTTGTAAAATTAACTTTTCCACTTACTTTATCTACTGTGAATCCTTCTGTTTTTTCTACATCGTTTATAAATACTCTTTCTTGATATCCTGCATCTAGCTCATTTGCATCTAATACATATTCCGTACTTTCTCCATCGGCACAAAAACTATTTTCTCTGACTCCTGTAAGCAAGTTTACATCTTGATTAGTTGTGCCTCCACCGCTAGGTGCTTTTCCTATTGTTGTTACTGGTATATATCCTATTACTTCCTTACACGTTTCTCCATCATATTGTAAATAGTTTAATCCATCTTTTATGTATAAAATATTTCTATATATAAAACTTTGGCTTTTTCTTATGTTCATACCTTTTTCTTTTATTATTTTTAGTTCTTTTGTTTTCATATTATAGTCATACAAAGATACTCCACAATGTATTATCATGTGATCTACTTGATTTATAGTATAAAAAAATAAACCATATACAGTATTCTTTAATCCTTTAAACAATACTATGTCTGGTCTTGTTTCTATACTAGTTCCCATTTTTTTATAATCTTTCCACATATTTATTGCATCAGGGCTTCTGTACAAAGCTACCTCTGTATTACTAAAATCTACTCCTCTAAAATTAGAATAATTTCTTGTTATTAAATCTCCACTTACTTCAGGCATATTATCCTCCTAAATTTTTGTTCCTCCGTCTATATAAAATCCTCCTGTGTTGTATCTTGGATCTAAATTTTGTTTTAATTCAGCATATCTATTAGCATACACTTGTCCGTATTGATTAGAAACATCACTTCTTAATAGGTCTGCTGCAACTCCATAAGGCATAATTCCTAGTGCATCATCCGTTAGCTCTAATTTAGTGTTATCATCGCTCTTTTCATTTATTTTTTTAGGATATTTATAATAATATACTTTCATTGTTCCGTCTTCTTCTATTTCAAGTGTATTTCCAAAAGAAGTATACCTTACTCCTTTTATATGTTTCAGTTGATAAAACCTCTCTAGTTCTTCATTAAGTTCTATTGTATCTCCTTCTTTAACTTCTCTTGTTTCTATTGCAGGAATCTTTTTTATTCTTGCTAACTCGTGTTGTATAAAATCTATTACATTATTTATCTTGTTTTTGAAATCTGGGTCATCTGTTAAACCTTCATTTTCTTCGTTTATCTCTTCTATTAGTCTTAATACTTCACTTTTCATATCACCTAGTGTCATATATTCCTCCTACTCTCCTTCAGGAGATTTTAACAATTTATATTTCTCTATTGCCTCATCTATTGTTAGCATTTTATATTCACTTATAACAAAGCCTTGCCCTTCCACATATATAAGCAGTTGATTTTCTTCTAGTTCGATATCTTGATATTCTTTTTGTTTTACTTTCTTGCCATTAGACATTGTATATTCTTGTTCTACTTGTTTTATTAGATGTCCATCTATTATTTTATCTTGTATATGTACCTTGTATCCTTCTTCTTCATCTTTGTCGTTACATAATTCTATATCTTCTCCGTTGTACACATATCCACCATAAAATCTAACATTTGGTGTTATTACATATTTTTCTAAACTTTCTAACTTTTTAATCATATATATTCTCCTTTCGCGTTTGTTGGAATTGCACCAACATTTTGCTTTTAACACGATATAAAAGGCATACTATAAAAGCATGCCTTTTTTTCTAATATATTACTGCAAATTTTACTGCTGCATTTTCTGGTATTAATACAATACTTCCATCATTATTTGCAAATCTCGCAGTTTCTACTCTTATTGCTGCTATACCTCCTGCTGCTACATCTGCTAATTTTAAGTTTTCTGTAGCTGCTGCATAACTTCCGTTTGAAGGACATTTCACAGAAACATCATATGGAGCTTCCCCAGAGTTTTGAGCTAATATAGTTAAATACTCTCCTCCTGCAAATTCTCTTGGTATTTTAAAGCTACATCCATCTGCAACTGCTGTTGCTGCTTCAAATGATACTGCTTTTATTGAATTAAATTCAATTTTTTGTGGTATTATTTCTTTAACTGCCATATTATTTTCCTCCTTATAAAAATTTTAGCTCCCTTTTAGGGAGCTGTTTCTATTTTGCTTTAATTACATAAAGCTCTTTTGGTCTTACTAATTTACCACCGTAAACATGTAATCCTTTTACTATGTCTGCAAATCCTTTTTCTTTTCTTGCACGTTCAACTTTGTCAATAGCATTTGCTACTGCCATAGCTTTTTTAGTTCTTATCATTTCCCAGTCATTTGTGCCATCGTTATATAAATTGTTTGACATTCTTAAATAACAATTATTATATTTTCCAACTGCTCCTCTTTTAATGTATTCTACGTTGTCTGTAAATAAAGTTTGTAATTTCTTTCTACAAGCAGTAATATGTTCAGGATTTAAATCTGCTGCTAATTCTGTTTTAGTTGTTACTCCGTTTTTATATAGTTTAACTAATCCAGCATCTATTGTATCAAATGGATCAGTTCCTCCAGATATGTCTGTAGATACAGATATCATATCTTTATTAGCACCTTTTGCAAGAGTTCCAACGAATTTGTCGTAGTCTTCTGCTAATGCTTCTTTTGCTTCATCAAATTGTGTTTCTAAGTATCCAGGAATACTTTGTGCTTTATCTACATCATCTACTTCAAATGCAAATGCTTTAAATTGATCTATATCTAAATATTGAGAATTATCTCCTAATGATTCGATATCTAAATCTTTTCCTGGTATGTAAGTTTGGATTTTAGGTCTTACAACACCAATTATTTTTAGCCTTGCTCCTTTCTTAACTTCTTTATCATATTTGTAGTCACACCAATTTGCTAGTAATAAATCTTTCTTTAATTCTGTTTGGCAATATTTTGACCAAAACATAGGTTTAAAATTTGCTCCCATATTTTATCTTCCTTTCTTAGTTATTACCACTTTGTCATTGACTTTCTAATCAGCCCAAGATTTTTCTCTATTTGTTCAGGAGACATATTGTCAAATTCAGCTTCTGAAATAAACTCCTTATCTGTCTTTGAATTTTTATTAGTCAAGTCTCCGACTTGTTCAACCTGTGGCTTAGGTTGTAGCTTTCTGTATAATTCATAAGCTTTTTTTGCTGGAACGTTTTCAAGTCCATTTTCAGTAATGAAAGTTTTATATTTTTCATCTTTTAAAATGTTTTTATCTGCTCCAACGCTTAAAAGTTCTTTTTCACTTTCAAGTTCTTTTCTTTTCTCTGCAAGATTTCTAAAGATAAACTTTTCTCTACTAGACATATTGTTGATTCCTATATCAGCTAGCCTGTCCACTTCTTCAACTATATCTTCATATCCAGCAGCTATAATTTCATCAGCTTCTGCTTTTGCTAATATTTCTTCTTCTCTATCTGATAGATTTCTGTTATATTTAGGGATTTTTACTCCTTGATCTTCATAAAAATCTTCTAATTGTTTAGCAGCTTCATTCATATCGTTAGTGTTTAATCCAGCACTAATTACATTTTCAAGCTGTGAATACTTTTTCTCGTATTCTTTTCTGACTTTTGTTTCTTGTCTGTGTAGTTTTTTCTTTAGCAATTCATTTACTCTTGCATTTAATTCTTCTTCTGTATACTTCTTTTCTTCCTCTACAACGTTTTCTTCTTCATTGTTAGATTCAGTGGCTTGTTCTTCTCCTTCAACAACTTCTTCTGTGGCTTGTTCTCCCACGTTTTCAGTAGTTTCTTCAACTACTAGGTCTTCATCGTTCATCATTTCTTCGTTTTCCATATTTTTTTCCTCCTATTTTTTCTGCAAGTGTTTGACTTCACTTACCCATGCAGTTTTAAGTCTTAAATGCTTGGACTATATAAAATAGCAGCTAAGCTTTTCACTTAACTGCTACACATTTATTTCACAACCCTTTAACTATAAGAATAGTTAGTAGCTGTTGAAAATTAATTACATTGCCTGTTGCATACTTGCTTCACTTAATTGTTGTGCTTGTGCATCTGGATCATTGTTTATAAATTGCATTGCTCTTTGTTTCATTAATTCTGCTTCTGCATTTATTTGTGCTATCTTTTGTTGTTCTTCTTCCCTTTTCTTAATTACTTTTAATATTCTTTGTTTTGGCATTACACTATCATCATCTAATGTTTCTAAGTACATTTTTAATTCTGGTAATCTTTGAACACTAAAATAACCTGCTTTTAGCAGGTTTTCTAAACTTTCTTCTTGTGCAAATTTATCAAAGCTTCCCTTTGGCGTTACATCTACTTTAACATCGGCTTGTAGCTTTTCTAATATACTTCCTTGTACTGGTATTAATTGAGTTTCTGTCTCTCCATTTTGTCCTACTACTTCTTCCTCCATTAATAAGCCATCACTGTTATATGTTTTTATGTGGTCTAATAGTATTCTTGCAAAGCATTCTATAAAATATTTTACAGATTCTACTTGTTCTTTTAAAGGCTGCTGTGCTGCTTGCTGTACTGCTAATATTGCTCGTCCACTCGCATTTTGCAATGTGCTATTTGTTAAACTTCCACTTGCAACATCAGAAGCATTTGCTAATTCTCTTGAAACATTTATTAAATCGTTCATTAATAGTTTTACGTCTGGGCTCATTTGTGCTGGAGTTATATTAGTAAATACCTTGTTTACATCTTGAACGTTGCTGTCTCCATTTACTCGTATTACAGCTCCAACAGTATTTACTTCTTCTGGATTTTCTATTTGGTCTACATTTACAACTTTTGTAGCATACGCTGTTAGTTTTGTTACTAAAGCTCTTCTCATTAGAGTTTTATTTACTTCTAATTGATTAGCAATTAATGGCTCTACTTCTCCTTGTCCTCTTGCACTTCCTTCTTTTTCTTCCCAAATTAAATGTATTACTGGGTAATATGTCAAACCAGTATCTGTATCTTTTTTAATATCACAATATCTTGTTGCTTTTGCAAAGTGTACTTTTCCATCTTTTTTATATAATTTTGTTACTATTGTAACCATTTCATCTTTTTCAAGCTTAGCTTCTTCTCCACTTTCTTCTTGATTCTGATTATCTCCCATTATACATTGAATCTTGTCTTCACTTACTCCATATTCCTTTGCTATATCTCTTGCTTCTATTACTGATACTCTTTGTTTTATTAATATGTATGGTTGTTCTTCTATTTCATCATTATTTTCATTGCCATAATATACATCTACTTTTGATAGTATTTTTATTTTAGGAGTAGCTTTTTTCTTATCATATTCAACATATACTACACATTCACCATTAATTGCAGCATTTTTACATATCTTTTGTATCCTTTTATCTATGTTTTCTCTTTCCCATATTTTTGCTGCTTTCTTGTTTAATAATTTACAAACATTCTCAGAAGTTGCTTTAAATTCATTGTTTTCAAAGTTTTCACTAGAATAGTTTATAGCCCAATTATTTGATATAACTACACCTACTTTATAACGCACGATTGGTTTTATATAGTTTAATTCTAGTTTCTCTATTCCTTCTACTATTAATCCTTCGTTTTGATCACCATTAAACATTCTAAAATTTAAATCTGTTTTATTGAATATGTCTATCATTCTTGCGTAATCTTGTCCTTGTTGAAACAGTGTCCATATATCAGTTTGTTGCAATTCTTCTCTATCCATGCTTTCCTCCTATAAATATTTTGTAATCTTCTTTTGTCCATTTGATGTTCCGTCATATCTATCTAAGTTTGAAAACGACTCTTTTGCTTGTAGAGTTCTTAGTTCTTCATCTTTACTATGTTCTTTTCTTTTTTTATTTTCTTTATATGCTTCTACAGGGTTTAATTTTATTCTTCTTGTGTTTGTTAATAATAATCCAAACAAAAGCATAAAAAAATTAGACACTTGAATGCCTAAAATAATTAATACTATTTCACTTACTTTCATATTTCTCTCCTATATTGGTTTTATTATTTCTCCAAAATCTCTTGATTTGTCATATCGTCTTATTTGTTTACTTTGTTTCTTTTGTCCTGGTAATGTCTTCGATACACAGAAGTATCTCAACGCGTCTGTTATATGTGTTAATTCGTGTGGCTCTGTTGCAACATCGTTTGGATTCTTATCATCGTGTTGTAGTTGCGGTAAACATCTTATAAGATTCTTACACTTGCTAAATATTCTTAATTTTGCTGTTTTTATTGTTTCTCCTGTTTGTTCATCTTTTATTTCTATTGGCTTAATCCACTCCTTTACTGCTAGCCAACCATTTACTCTATCAGAACTACATTTTGTCAATCTTACTCCATTTTCTGCAAAGATATCGTATGCACTTTTACCTGTATCTTGTCTTCTATTCCATAAATCAGGTGGTGCAAATATCCTTTTAGCTCTTTTAAATAGATCATGATGTCTTAGTTTCTTTGCAGCTTCACTTATTAGTAAATTACTTTCATGTATTTCATCTATTGCGTATGCATTATATTCTGGATCTATAGCTACAAATAATGGTGCAAACATATCTAATCCATAGTCCAAAGAAACATATATGGTCCAATTATTTGGTATTTCAAAAGGTTCTTCTATAACATGAATGTTACGTTTAAATTCTCTAAAGAACATTCCATCATAAATATCCCAATCTCCATCTAACAAGGCTTGTCTTTCTTTTTCTGGAAGAGAAAGAAGTCTTTTTCTATAATTAGGGTCTGATTCCATTAAGAATTTATTATCTTTTAGCTTTGCTGGTATAAATAATCTAGTTCCTTCTTCATCTTGATATTCTTTTGTTCCATTATCTATAAATCTTTCTTTAAAAAATGTATGACCTACTCCTCCAGGGTTTGTAGTGCTTTTAATTTGTTTTGGGAAGTTATTTACCCCTCTGTTTCTACTTTTTAAATATATGTACATAAACTCTGTAAAGTGTGTAGCTTCGTCAAATCTTATAATGTCATATTCTGCTGATTGATACTTGTATACATCTTTTTCATTGTCACAATATCCAAACTCTACAATGCTTCCGTTTTTAAAAGTCCATTTCTTTTTACTATCATTGTACTTAGCTACTTCTTTAGGATATGTTGCTAATGTACCTCTTATAAACGACTTTTCTAATTCGCCAAATGTTCTTCTTAGTACTAGTTGTTTAATGCCTGGATAATCACAAGCATATAAAAAAGCATCTAATATTTGCCCATGTGTTTTTCCTCCTCCTGCTGCTCCGCCAAACAGTACTTCATCTTCTTTAGCATTATAAAATCTCCATTGTAATTCTGTAAGTTCTATGTCCATATTACTTTACAACCTTCACATTTATTTCAAAATTATTATTTTCCTTTCCGTCTTCATTATTATTGTTTAATATGTCATTTAGGTCCTTTAATGCAGAAGCTAGTTGTTTTAGTCCTTGTTTATCTACTATTCCTTCTCCAATTTCTATATCTTCTTCCTCTTTTATTTCCTCTTTAGAAGGCTTTTTGTCCCAAATATCATATTCTACTTTTTTGGTCTTTTTTTTGGTCTTTATTATGTACTTTTCTAGTTGTGAGTTAGCTTTGATTATATTAAGAGCTAAATCTGTTGCAATTGCTTTTATATCTACTATTTTTTGAGCTTCTTTTTCACTTTCTTTCTCTATAACTTTTTCTACAATTTTAGTACTCTTTTTGTCCTCTTTTAGTACTTTTTTACTTTTCCACCCTTTTGTCCTGCTTTTGGTACTTCCGTTTTGTTTTATCCCTTTATCTTTTAGAAAGCTACTTACTGATTTAAAATCACTTAATATATACTCTTTTTCTAACTGCTTCCAGTCATACTTTGCCACTCACCTCACCTACTTTATTAGTCCTTTTTTTCTTCTTACTAGGAAAGCATTTCTCATAATTTCTGCATCCATGACAGAACTTTCTCATACATTTATCAATATTCATCTTAATATTCTTGTGTAAAGCCCATTAGTGCTTTCTTTTGTTTTGCTGTTCTTGTTTTTGGCTTTTCATACCCTTTTACTTTATTTTCGTCTTTTTCATAGTCCGCGCATTTTGCTATTATCATATTGTTTAGTTTTATTAGTGCTATTCCTTTATCACATACTTTACTTTTACATGTGCTACACATATATTTTTGAAAACTATTTATCATAATAGCCACCTCTTTTGTTTTTTTAATAAAACACTATGTAATGATATAGGTAGGACTTGCACCTACGACATTCGACATATAGCTTGAATATTGCCTCTGTCCGTACCAGGTTTCACGCCAGTGCTCTGCTTCTGAGTTACTATATCACTACATACTATTTTATTTAGAAAATAGGAGTTATGCTTCTAAAAACACAACTCCGCAAAAGAATATTCTTTTTTTCATACAAAAAGAGCAGCCATTTGACTGCTCTCTTTGTATAGGTTATTTGTTTTTACGATCTGCGTTAGGTCCTGCAACGCCCTGTACTCCACTCTTCGGACTGTAAAAAGTATGTTCACCATACTTTCCTTCGTAGTCTTTTGAGTTCATCTGGTTGGCCTCGACATCGTGGCTTTCTTTTGAGCCTGAGTAGTTGCTCCAAGAGTAACCATCAGAATCACTACGTTTTGTACCGCCGTTTGTGCCGTGGTCAGATGCTAATGTGCTGTTGTTGTTGGACATAAATCAACACTCCTATTAAATTACTTACCTGTTTCCAGGTTGCCTAATTATTATAGTATATTATGTCTACTTTGTCAATACTTTTTTAAGCTTAACTAGAATTGCCTCAAAACTTATATAATATATTTATTTAGAAAGGAGGTTCTATCAATAGAACTTTATATTAACTTATCTAGTATCGTTAATTGCAATAAAAAAAGAACTAGATACTTCTAGTCCTTATTTGTAGCTCTGGGCATGTCTTTTCAAACAGCTACTCTTTTACTTGATACAATTTTATCATTTTAAATCGTCACATTTGTCACATTTTATTATTTTTCTAAAAATCTTTTTAATTTCATTTTTGCTTTACTTTCTGAGTCATAATTCATCTTAAACATAATTTGTATCCAGTTTAAATTTTCTTCGTATTTATGTCTTATTATTCTTCTTATTTCACTGTCCTCTACATTGTTTAGTTCATATTCTAGATTAGTTATTAATTTCATTAGCTTAAACTCTTTATTCTTTATCTGCTTTTTATATTTGTTTCTACTCTTTTTATTTGCAATTATCTTTTTATTGTCTAATCCTTCAATTACACAATTGTGTGATATGTACGGATAACTAGCACTGCTCCCTTTTACGCTATCTATTACTATTTTCGCAGGTTTATTATTAATCTTGTCTATTTTTTCTCTTAATTCTTCTATTTCTTTTCTAGTAGAATTTATTTGACTTAATAATTCTTTATCCATAATTCCTCCTTCGTTTATAAATGCAACCCTGCATTTATTTTTCTATCTCTTATTTGTTTAGTTGTAAATCCTAGATCGTGATATGTAATACATTCTTTTACTGTATGTTCTTCTCCCCATTTATCTACTAATTTCTTTTCGTATAATACGTGATTAGAGTACTCTTTTACTTTTTTCATACCCTTAAACGTTTCTGGTATTTCCATTGTCTTTTGTCTCCTTTACTTTTTTATAAAAATATTCTTTTATGCAGTCTTCACATTCTCTGTCCATATTGTCGTCACGCTCTTCATATAAACATGCATAATCTCCTAATATATAAATATGTTTTGCCATTGAATCTACTATTTTACTTAATTCATTGTATCTTGCTTTATAATAATCTCTTTGTTGTGTTATGTTTTTATTTTCTTTTTGTAAATCATCTATTTTTGCTAACTGGATTACATATTTAGCTCTCCATTCTGTATTATCGTTGTCTAACTCTTTATTCGCTTTTTGCAGTTTTTCTATTAGATTTAATACTATTTTTGCTTCTTCTGCTGATAAAGTTCCATGAATTGTATAAGCAAATTCTTTTAAACTTTTAATGGCTTCTCTTTCACTCATTTTATTGCTCCTTTTCTAATATCTCTTCTAAAACTTTTATCTGCTCTAATAAATCACTGCCACCCCAATAGCCTTGTTCATCTGTCAATTCTTCTACTTTCTTTTTCAATTCTTCTATCTTGTCTTTTATTTTTTGAACTGGAATATTTTCTAACAAATCAGTTATTCTATTGTTTAGTTCATAATTATCTGCTTTTAGTTCTTCATTCTCTTTTTCTAATTCTAATATTCTATTATGAGCACTTGCACTTACTTTTACTTCTAATAATTCTTCATTCTCTTTTAATACTCTTTTATAATCTGATAAAATATGTTCTATTGCTTGGTCTAATTTAGGTCGACCTTGATTGTCATTCATTTTATGTGTCATTCCTGCATAACTTTCTAAAAGATGTATATCTCTTTCTATACTATTTTCTTTCACTTTTTCCCTCCTTATAAAGTTTCTCTGCTCGGTCATAATCAATCATAGTTAATACTGAACACATTGTTTCGTAAGACATTTCATTGATTTCTTTATCTGTTTTACCTAATTTAATACCTTGTGGCATTACCATAAAGTTTCTTATAACCATAAATAATGCTAATTTATATTTGTTTTTCATTTTATTTAATATCTCTTCTCTTTCTTTCACTTAAAACACCTCCTCATTAGCACTTTTTCTCCATGTTTTTCACAATAACTTTCACAAAATAAATGTAAGAATTTCCATTTTATAAACGGATTATCTTTTGACCTTTCTATTATTTTTTTGCATTTTGGACACCTAAAATATATTTTTTTATCTGCTGTCTTTTCTTTCACTTTGTATCACTCCTCTCAAAATTTCTACAAGTATAATTAGGCTCATATTCTGGAATTAAAAATTTGTCACTTAATGTACAAATTTCTACTTCATCTACTATTTTTGCTGTTTTATAAAATTTACAACTTTTGCATAATCCTCTTGTGTTAGTAATTTGTTTTTCTATAAATTTTGTTGCACTAAATGACATATCTTATTTACTCCTTTACTGATAAATCTAATATTATTTCTTTCATTGTTTGTTCACTATAATTATATGCTCTGTCGTCTATATATAATTGAGCTGGTAGTTTTCTGTTTGTTACTCCTATGCAATTCAAATCATTCCAAAATGTTTTGTCATTACTTATGCTTACAGCCTCGCACCAAAATTCTTGTTTATTCCACCAATTTATTATTTGCATTGGTTCTCTTGTAGAGCATATAAAAATCGGTATTCTTGCTTTTTGTAAAAAACACATTAAGTTAATTATTTCTTTGTTGTGTTCATCATATATACTTCCGTCTTGCCATCCCTTTGAATATTTATGAATAACTCCATCAAAGTCAAAACATACTGCGTGTCCTTCCTTTAATTTTAAGTTTAAGTTTTTTACTAATATATTTTTCATAACTTTACTCCTTCACCACTAAATTTGCTTTAATTAAATCGTATATTACACATAATTCATCACTGTATCTAACACAATCTTCAACAGGTTCTATGTATATACCTCTGTTATCTTCAAATATTACAATTCTTCCAAAAGTTACATTTTGAATATATGCTTTTTGTGTGCCTCTTGCATACATTACTGATTCCATAAATCCAAACTTTTCAAGTTCTTTTAAATCTACATCATCTCTTATTTTTAACATATCTATTCTCCTCCTAATAACTATTTTTCTACAATTATTTCGTCTACATAGCAATTAGTCATAAAATTTGGTGTATATCTAATTTTAAATTTGTTTTTATTATTTTTATCTTTGCCTCTATATTCAAACTTTTGAAGTCTGCCAATATCAAAATCTTCAAATAATTCATTTATTGTCTTTATTAATTCCTCTCTATTCATTCATTTTCTCCTCCTACTATCTTTAATATTTCTAATATGTAGTATTCTTTATTAGGCTCTGCACCCCATTCTTCTTTGCCTTGTCCTACTCTTAATTTACATCCGCACTTTATTTTTGGAGACATTTTAGCGTAACCATTTCTAAATATTATCTCTGCTGTTTTATCTTTGTAATTTAATCCAAATATCTTTTTAAATCTAGTATGGTAGTATTTTTTAAATTCTCTATATTCTTCCTTCTTCTCGCCACTTTTTATCATGTCAAACCATTTCTTTTTAATTGGTAATATTAACATTCTTCTCCTCCTACTTTATTTCAATAAAAATACATATTTACTCTATGTTTATAACAATGTTTAAACATGTTTAGCCACAATTGGTGCATATCATAAAAATTCATCTCTACATAATTATGTCCTTGTATTTCTACCTTTAAGTCCTTCATTACTTCATATATTTTCTTACATTCTTTAGGTGTTAATTTTCCGTCACAATCGCTATGCCATAAAAATATATCTAAATCATCATTACATAAATTATTCCATTCAAATATTTCTTTTTCTTGTAAATTATCTATAAAAGCTTTTTCATATAATTCTCCCAATCTTTTGTTGTAAGCACTTGCAACCTTTCGCCTATATACGTTAAATGTTATATAACCGCAATGATATGTATCTTTCCATTCTAATCCTTTTATACTTATATCTAGGCCCACTACTTCTCCTCCTACTTTGATTTTTCTATCTCTATGTATAAGTCTTTGCAATTTTCTTCTAAATCGCTTATCATACTTCTTTGCATTTCTGTTATATCTTCTAATGCTTGTTTATCTTTCTTTAATGCTTCATATTTTACTGCTGTGTCCCAAGACATAAAGCATATTATTAACGCTAATATTACTAGTATTGCTGTTATTATTGTTTGTGCTTTAAAATCTCTTTTTATTTCGTTTAATGTCTTGTCTTGAAGTATTTTTACTTCTTCATATTTCTTTATATTCATCTTTCTTCTCCTTCTAACCTTTCTCTTGCGTTATTCCACTTCTCTTTATGTACTTCTTTTGCAAATCTTTTTCTTTTGTATTCTTCATACTCTAGTTGTTCTTTATTTACTTTTAAACTTTCTTTAAATTCGTTCATTAAATCTCCTCCATTTCTACAACGACCTTATCTGCTGTTCCATATTGTTTAAAGAGTAACAAAGCAGTAACTTGATTATCATCTTTGTAAGCTAGTCCATTTAATGCGTCTAGTATTATTTTTGCTATATTATCTATGTCTGGCTTATGCATATAGCCTTGTTCCCAGTCTATTAACTCTGCTCTTTTCTTTTTGCTTAATCTTCTAGGTGGCTCAAATACTGCTGTTATTTTCATTTTTATTTCTTTTTCGCTTGGTTCTACTTTGTATTTGTTTTTAAAGCTTAACTTTACTAAATCTTCATAATCTCTTGTTTTTTGTGGTGTATATGTACCATATTTTCCTAGCCTTGGCCTTCCCTTTCCTGTTGGCTTTCCTAATATTTCAAATTTCATATTTTCATTTGTTCTCCTTCCACTAGTTTAAATTTCAATTGCTCTATTGTGAAATACTCACACTCTTCTACTCCTTTGAAGTTTTTATTTTCTAGCTTATTACAACCTAAACATTTTTTACATAGTTCTGTCATAGGCTAGTCCAATCTAGGTATGTGTTGCATATTTATTGCTTCAAAGCCTTTTTGTGTCATTCTATATACTGCAACTTGCTTCCCTGTGTATTGGCATTTTTTCTTGTCTACTACCTCTACATATTCCATATTTTCTAGTTCTGTTAATCTTGGAGCTGTGTAATTTCTTTCTGTGCTTGGTATATAACCTAATTCGTATAATTCAACTGCTATCTCTTTTGCTGTTTTATTTCCACAACATAATCTGTCTAAAATTTGTTGATATCTCATTTTTTGTTTTGGTTTTATATCTTCAAAACTTAATTGTCTTGTTATTGCTGTTATCATGCTTTTACCCTCCTTCTAAAGTTTTCTCTTATAATGTCTTTTATGTTTTCGCTTATTATAGGGCTATTTTGTAGCATTCTCATACTTCTAACTATTTCATCGTTTGTTGGCTTGTTCTCTTGTATATTTAATCCCGTTTCTGCTATTGTTGGTATATAATATTTGCTTTTATTTTTAGGGTCTGCACATTTCGTTCCATCATATCTTTCACACCTTCCACAATCGCATACAGCTGAATATTTATATTTTTTGTTGTTTATCTCTTTTGTATAAAATACGTAACCTGCTCCGTTGCATTTTTTACAACTACTTTTTATTTCTCTTTCTTCTTTTTTTGCTGTGTAAGGTATTTGTTTATGTACTTGTAAAATATCTGCTAATCTAGGCATAAATTTGTTTGTTCTGTAGATGTCTGATAATATATAATTAAATCTTTCTACACTCATAAACTTTAGATTTTCATACCAAATATCTCTTTCAACTTCGTTTAATTTTTGTCCATAAAAATTTTCTATTTGGTCTATATAGCACTTAAATTCTTTTCTATCCATCTTTTTTTACCCATTCATCCCAATCCATTTCTTGTTTTTTAGGCTGATTTCTCTTTACTGCGTCTACTACCCATTTTTTTATACAAAGATAATGAGATTTGGCTTTATATCCTTTCATTTCAATGTACTCGTCTAAATATTTGATAAGCTCCTCCCAGTTTTGGTAATTTTCTTTCAGTGTCTGCAATTCTTCATCTTTCAACAGCACATTTTTATACTCTCCGTATTTATGTTTTCTGTTGGCTTTTGCAGTATCAGCTGAAGAAGCTTCTTCGGAAGCTGGTAAATTATCTATACTATCCTTACCTAACCTATCCTTACCTAACCTATCCTGTGTCGACGGTTCGTCGACGGTTCGTTGACTAATATTATTAATTAATCTATAGCTCTTATTTTCATCTAATGTTAACATAGCTTTTTGTTCTTTATATTGTGTTTCATTATAAGTATCTTTTCTTATGTAATTATGAATTAACCAATGCTTTATTACGACTATTCCATTTTCAAAAGGAATAACAAATTTCTTCGCAATGAGGACTTTCAAATCGTCATCTGACGCTCCTGTCATTCTTATTATTTTTTTAGGACTATTTATGAATCCGTCGTCATCTGCTCTCATAGATAAATCATAATAAAGCAATCTTGCTGATGTAGGCATGTCCAGAAAAGCGTCACTATCTATTATTGTTTTAGCAAACATCCTTCGTTCTGCCATTTCTTTCTCCTTTCGTAAAAATCAGAGGTTAAGTTTGTGCCTAACCTCTGTTGCTATTTTTAATTTTTATTTCTCCAGTATGTATTTTTGTATGGCATATTCTACATACTTCTATTAAATTTTCTTTTGTGTCATTTCCTCCAGAGCCTTTTGTTTTTATGTGGTGTTTTTCTGTTTGTCCTTTTTTACCACATATTTCACATATTCCGTTTTTTATCTTGCAAAAGTTTTTTATTTTTTATTCTTTTTTCTTTAGGTACTGGATTAAATGAATTATTTAGATTTGTTACTATCATTTTTTTAGCCACTTCCTTTTCATATCGGCTATTTCTTCAGGAGTTAAAGTTTCTATCCCCTGATCTTTACATTCATTTACAATTCCGTCTATTAGTACAGACATTTCTTTTGTATTATATGTACTACTTCCAAAATAGCATTGTAGTTGGATTCCTGTTTTACCATTTATAGTAACTTCCCCTAATTCTCTTACCGCTCTCCATTCCTCTTTTACTCTCTCTACCATACTAGGTTTAACTACTATATGAGTAAAAACTCCATATCTACATATCATATCTTCATACAATGAATCTTTATCTGTTTTTAATACTTCTGCTAATTTCTGCAATAATACCCAACAATAAGCATTTGCATCTAAACTGCGCTTTTCCCTGTGTTGCTTTATTGTTATAGCCAAATTTTCTTTATCTTTTAACTTATAATAATTATCTATTAATATTTCTTTATTGCTCGTTATTTCTAATTCTAATTTCGTTGTTCCATCTATACTTGTATTAATTCCTGCTATTTTCCCATTAAGTTCCATGAATTACCACTCCTTAAAATGGCAATTCATCATCTTCTGCTTGTATTACTTCAGCATTGTCATTTGATTCTTTTTTTGCTTTTTCATATTCAGATATATAATCTGCCAAACCAGTTTCTTCTAAATTAATTGCTTTTTTTATCTTTTCTTGTATCCACGAAGGTAATTTATCGTATGCCACCCATGTTTCTGGTTCTTCTGTATCGAATACTGTAGTTTTTGCCAGTGGTTCTACTTGCATTCCTTTTGCTAATGCCATTATTCCTGCTATATTGTTATATGTTTTACCATTACTTTCTTTATTTATTATTTGTAATTGACATCCTTTATTTAATACATTTAATAAATTAAATCCTTTTAATTCTTCCTCTGTAAAAGCTTGTCCTCGCCATGCTTCTAAATCTTTCTTTAAATTACTTTTTTCTCCCAATGAATAACTATATTCCTTATTAATAATTCTTGGTAAAACATCTTCCCCTATTAATATTGTTTCTCCTACAATTTCCCATATCATTAAAAACTTTCTTTGATCCTTATCAAATCTTTCATTTCTTTGTAGTCCTAAATCAATTATCATGCTTGATATTGCTGTATAAACTCCATCTTCTAAATTTGGTATACTTGTTTTTTCACTTTCTTTTACTATTAAACTCATAATTAATCTTCCTTTCCTTTATTTAATATTTTTTTCTAATCTTCTTTTACATTCTTCATCATATAATTTTAATTGTTTCTTTATCGTACTATACTGTTTTAATAAAATAGCTCTTTCATATATAAGTTGTTCATCTGTATACTGTTTCAATTTTTCTTCATATTCCATTACAATACACTCCTCATATATTCAATTCGCAATTCTTCTTCTTCATTTGCATATTGTTCTTGTAATCTTGGTTCTATATCTTCCTTTTCATTCATTGCTTGATACATTGTTTCTTTTAATTGATCAATATAGTTTTTGTCTGATATACGGTCTATTAATTCATCTATTGTCCTCACTATGTCATCTAATTCATCATATCTATCTTGTAAGTCTTGCACTTGACATCTTCCTTCCTTTCTGTTAATATAAAAATATATGAATTTATACAAATTCTTATTTTGAAGTTATTTGTTTTGACCGACGATAACTTCTTTTATTTTGTCTACTACAATTACAGATGGTGTCTTATTTATTTCAGCTCGTCCTAAAATATTTTCAATTTCTTGTAGTTTTCTAAAATGTACTACTGCTCTTTGTTCTGCGTTATTTGCTTTTTCTTTTAATTTTTTCCTTGTTTCCATATTTCTCAACTCCTTTCTTTACTTTTTATTTTAATTTTTATATAATAACCTCGAAAGTGAGGTGTTATTATGGACCCGAATTGGATTATGGCAATTATTGCAATATCCGCAATTTTGTCTCCTGCCGTTGTATCTATAATAGACAATTTATTCAAATACAAATCAAAAAAACTTGAACTTTCATATCCTAATCAACGCAACGCCTTAAATGATTTCGTAACTGAATGCTTTATGGTTTTTATAGATTCAACTTATACTGATATGGTTAAATATAATATTGCTAAGAATAATCTTTATACTCATTTTAATAATGTAAATGACAAATACTTTGTAGATTTAGAATCTTATAAGTTAAAAAAAGATTTAGAAAACTATAGGCACACTATTAATAAAATTGTTAAAGACTTGTCACAGCAAATAGATAAATAGTTACTATAATCAATACATATCCTCCATAAATCCAGCTTGTTTCTGGATTTATCTTTTTATGCCATAATATGATTGATAACATTGCCACTATTATTACTGTTAATGTTGCCATCCCTTACCTCCATTTCAAAATTATTTACATTACTTCAATAAATAACTTATAAACATTACGTCAAATGTAAATGCTAATAATGCTATACATTCTAACTTTAATATGTTTATTGCTAATTTTGCTTTGTTTATTTTATGTTTTTTCATTTGTATTCACTTCCTTTCTAATATCTTGCTTCTTGTAGCCATTTATCAAATGCCTTTTGTTCTACTTTTTTTTGTCCTATATGAATACCGTGGAAAATCTTTTCTGTGCCAAAGCTCATTTGCTTTGTTTTGATTTATTCCTAATATTCTTGCTACATCTTTGACAAATAATATTTTAGGTTCATTTTGCTTTTCTAAAATATCTTTTATTTCTTTAAGATATTGATTTGTTTCCTCCATTTTGGACCTCCTTCAAAGTATTCTTAAAGTAGACTTTTATTGTAAAAAAATTTTATCTATACTAGCTTTTGGAAATTTTATCTTAAATCTTTCTAATAATTCAAAACTTGGATTCCTTATTCCATATTCAACAGCTTTATAATGTGATACTGTAATATTTAGTTCTCCAGCCATCTTTTCTTGTGTTAAATTATTGTCTATTCTAAACTTTTGAAGAGCATTTCTTTTCATTCCTTTCAACTCCTTCCCCTTAAGTTGGTCTCATTATATATCTACTTTTAGTAGACTGTCAATACTTTTTTAAAAATTTTTTTAACAAAAAAATGTAAAACGGCTTAACCCAAGTCTGCTGTAAGTATTTTTTTTGCAAAAAAATATTGAAAAGTATTCTTAAAGTATGCTATAATATTCTTTGAGGAGATTATTATGAATAGAATAAAAAAATTTAGAGAAGAATTAAATTTAACACAACAAGATTTAGCAGATAAAT